TACTTCGTTTAAATTTGTACCATCAGCGTACGCTGCATAAATTTTTGCTTGATCTAAAGTAAATCCAGTTCCTGATGCAGTTTTAATAGTAAGGTTTGTTGGATTAGTAATTAATGTACAATCAAATATATAAAATTTTTCTATAGAGTCTGGTATGGTAACTGTTGTTGCACCTGATAGTGTAATTGTTGCAAATTTAATTACCATATTTCTAGCAGTAGAAATAGATGCATTACTCATAACTAAAGTTGTAGTAGAACCACTTGATAAAGTTATAGATTCAAAACCTGCTATTGCTTGTTGAACAAGTTCTAGGTTTGTGTTTGTTTTAGTTCCCCATGTACCGGCATTCTCACCGGTAGCCATAAGTTCTAGTTTAAGATCTGATGAATATGTTGATGCCATAATTTGGTATTATACACTTTTTAAGCTGCCTTATCAACTTCTGTCCAAGTGTTGGAAACTTCTTTATCTACTTCAGTCCAAGTGTTAGAAACTCCTTTATTTACTTCAGTCCAAGTATTAGTTACGTCTGGGTCTACATTAGACCATGCAGTAATCAATGGACTATTTATAGAACCTGTTAATTGGATACCTGTAACAGGTACCTCTACTCCTGGAACAGCTACTACTGAACCTATTGATGAAGTTATTAATGAACCCGTTACATCTACGGGTGTATTGATATCAATAGTTTCTTCTCCTAAAGAAGCTGTAATTTGACTTCCTGTTACGTTTACATTTGCGTTTGCACTAGTTGTTACAGAACCAATTGATGTTTGTATTTGACTTCCTGTAACATCAATATCTTGCCCTACCGTAGTTAGAACAGATCCAACTGTAAATGTAGCTTGACTTCCTGTAATACCAATATTAGCATCTCCAGTTATACCGACATCATTTGTTGACATCACCATGTCATGCTCTGTAACAACAACACTTACATTTCCATCAGCACTTACAGAAAAAGTTCCTAAAGATATACCTAACTGAGATCCTGTTACTGGTACGTTTGCATTTCCTACAAGAGCTTCTTCTCCCATAGACATTGTAAGTTGAGATCCACTTGGTGAAGCAGTTGCTCCAGCTAAACCGTTTACACTTCCAACTGAAGAAGTTAATTGTGACCCAGTCACATTTACAATTGTATTTAATTGTATAGTAGAACTACCTACAGATCCAGTTAACTGTATACCTGTTACAGAAATATTTGCATCACCCGTAATGGATACATTTCCCGTACTTGTATTTAACTGACTTCCTGTTACAGCAACATCAATACTTACAGCATCTATACCTACAGCAGAAAAAGCAGCTTGTGAAAAGGCGGTTATACCAAACAATTTATACTCCTATAATTTTAAGAAGGAAGCAGGGGGTATGTGGTGGTGCCCTGCCTCCATCTTAAAATTATATCATCGTTTAAACCACGAAGGAAGACCGAGATGAGGTCTTTTATCAAACATATGCTCTTCAGCACCTTTTGTTTCTACATTATTATAATGTAGAAATACTTGAATGCATTCATTACCTTTAAATTTATTTCTCCAATGTTCTAATTCACAACCAGAATAAACAAGCATATCACCAGGTTCTAAATCTACTTTAATACCTTTAGTGTTTTCTGATACATATCCTTTACCTTCTTTTTCTCCGCCTTTTGTATGGTCAGGTTCTAAAAATATTGGCCAAGAATCTCCTGCAAGATTCATCGTAGCTGATATTTCGCAGTTAAATCTATCTTTATGTCTTTTAAGCTTATCTCCTTTTTTATAAATTCTAGCATAAGTGTAGGAGGGTATTAATTTCAAACTACAAATTTCTTCCATCTTTGGTTGACATTTTAAAAGTAAAGTTTCCATAGCAATATCTGAATAACACGAATACGTGTGGGGTACTTGTTCATTTTCTAATTCATACACACCTAGTATGGTTTCAAAAGGAGAAAAATATCTAGCCTTTAAACAAGTGTCATAGACTTGTTTTTGTAAATTAAAATAATTTGCAACAAAAACAGCTAATTCTTTTGAAATTGCTTTTCTAATAATTTGGTATTTATTTTTTTTAAAGGACATTATTCTAAGTTACCTTTTTCATTAAACTGTAAATAACCAGTGATTAAATATCTGTCTTTTTTATCAGGACATACTTGACCTCTGTGAGTGTGGGTAAAATAAGCAGGAAATAAAGCTACAGTACCTTGTTTACTTTTTATAACTGTTGAATCATAAAATTCTGTACCACAATTATGTGTAGTTAAATAAATTTGTATATTTAAAATTCTATAAGGATATGTAAGAGAATGTTCAGAATGCCAACTATTAAAACTTTTTTCTGGCTCAAAATGTTTAAATCTTAAACTAGTCATGCTCCATGTGGAAGCGGTAAGGTCTATTTCTTTAAATTTTGTTTTGTACTTATCTATCATACTATTTAATCTATCTATAAAATTAAAAGAAGTTATATCAAAGTAATTATATCCTAAATAATCTTTATCTGCTTTTGTACATTGTCTTTTATATAATTCTATCAACCCAAGACATTCTAGGTCAGTAAAAACATTTTCTTCGATCATTACAAAATTTTTCATTATACGAAAGGATTACCCCAATTCCAAACAACCAAACTATATCTTTCACCTGAAATAACTGGTTTAACCCTATGCCAAACAAACGATGGAAAAACTACAATTGAACCCTTAGGTAAAATTTCTTTACATTGAATTATGTGTTTTTTTGAGTCTCTTAAATTCGGGTCATAATCTCTGAAGTCAAATTCTAATTCACCTCCTTGGTAGTCAGAACTATCCGATAGCTGACAGGTCATAGAAAGTTTTCTTGTTCTTTTATGAGGTTCAGACCAACTGTCTGAATGCCAACCATAATATTGGTTTAATTTATATTTTGTAAACTGGCATTCTTCAGACCAATCCCATTGAAAATTCCAATTAGCATTTTTATTTGCTCTGTGTACGTATGGTTGTATTTCCTTATAGATCCAAGGTTCACTTAACCAAACTATATCTGAATCTCTTTTCCTTTTTATGTCTAATATTTCTTCATCGTTTAGTTTTTTGGTAGCATCATATTGACCAGTTCTGGCCATTTGTTCTTTTTTACTGTTTCCATACTTTATAATCTCGTCACAAAATTTTGGACAAAGGGCAGCTTTGAAATACCAATAATTTTCAGTTAGGTTCATAATTAAAATTTATTACAATTCTTCTTTTTTCATCTGTACAAGAGGATCCTGTATGTTCTAAAATAGAATCGAACTCTACGTATTTATTTTTTTCACTTTTAATTTTTTCACCATTTTTAAATTTAGTATAGCCATTACATGTATTAATGTAAAATATCCCTGTTTTTCCTTTAGGTTGATCTATATGCATTCCGTGTTCTATAATTTTATTATCTTTTATTAAAAGATTTGCTTTTATTCTATTTATTTTTTTATATTTTAATTTATTTAAAATTGGATTTAATATGTTCAACATTTCTTTTGAACAATTTATTCCCTGTTCATTTAAGAAAGTAAATGTAAATTGAAAATTCTCATCTTGTAGATTATTAACGCCTTCATTAAAATACCAAGGCATTTCTGCAGACATAATTTTTTCTTCAATTTCTGTAAAATCTTTTTCTAATAAAAAATTTTTATGTATATTCATAAGTAATGGTTTGAATAATATTATCGTCTTCTTTTTGATTATTGTAAATGTAATAAAGATTTGTTGATGGAAACATTATAAATTTATTATTTTCTAATGGTATATCCCAACTTCTACCCTTACGTCTATTGTCTTCATAAAAAATTCTGACTGTGCAGTCTTTCACTTTTACTCCATATAGTAATGTAAAGTCAGGAGAATTCCTTAGGTCTACAGGATCCACTTGTATAAGTGGTTCTGAATTTTGATTTGCACCATAAATATTTCCAAACATTTTTTTAGAAACAATAGCTATTTTAAAATTTAAAAATATATGTTCATGTAGATAAGTATTAAGAATATCAGATGTTTTCGAAAATGGTAAATCCTCATCTCCTGCTGCTATAATATTTTCAATAAGTTTTTTTCTATCTATATCCCAACCCTTCGGCATATCTACGTTTCCGAAATATAAAGATTGTTCTGATAATATTATTTTTTTCATATACCTGTTTTAAGTTGTGTCAACTCATCCTCATTCCCTATAACACCTTTTAAAAAAACATTAAAAGCTAAACTTATTCTTTCATTATTTGATGTATTATTTGTAACACTATGTCTAAGATAAGAAGGAAATATAATTATTGATCCAGATTTTACAGGAAAGTCCCATATTCCTGAATTAAAAATATTAAAATTATTTTTATTTGAAAACTCAAAAGAGGAATATCTTGGATTTAAAAATCTTATAAAATCTAAATTCTCATCTGCTTTAATATATAAAACTCCAGAAATATATGAATTAGTGTGCCAATGTTCATGATGGTAAGTATTTGCTTCATTATAATTTAACCAAGACTGTGTGATGTATAGTTCAACTTTATCATTTGAATCTTCAACAGATTTAAAATAGTCATTAATTTTAACCAATAAATCTTCATGTAAATTTTTCATTTTATTGTGTTTTAAAATAAACGTATCTTTGGATGTTTTGTTTTTACCAGTGTTTATATAAAATTCTTTTTTATTCTCTTCAACAAACTTCAATTCTTCAGTTGAAAAGTTTCTTTTTATTTCTGATAAATATATTGGAGTTGCAAATAAAGCTTGAATTTTTTCCATACCACCACCATTAAATTAGATTATGCTAGGTTGTTTGTCAAATCCCAAGTTTGATTTTCTTCATTCCATTTATAAAACCAAGAATGTGTTCCTGCTAAATTTTGAGAATCTTGTTCTTCAGTCAGTTCAGCAGGATCACCTATAGGTGAATGCCATTCTGCATCTGTCAAATCCTTAACCCAAGACGGAAAAGGTTTAGGTGGCCAGAAGATTTGATCGTCCTCGTCCCAAGTATAACCTATACCTGCGTAGTTACCTCTAAAAGGTGTACCATCTAATCGATGTGTATTTTTAATAGTATTATAAGATGTTTGAATCCACAATTCTGCAGGCCAATTATTGTGTGTTTGTAAATATTCTTGACCTACTGATTCATCTTCAACACCATCAGCGTTAAGCAGATCAGAATTATTTACTGGAACTACACTAATAACTTTTCCATTAATTCCTAATTTTGCAAAGTGTGCCATAATCTTATTACCTCTATTGAAACTTATATCTTACTATAACAATACCACTACCACCATTACCACCACCACGGCCTGCCATACCACCAGCTCCACCACCGCCTCCGCCAGTGTTACTTTGACCAGATTGTGCTCCACCACCAGGTCCTGCACCGTTTCCACCACCGCCGGAACCACCTGATGCTCCTGAAGGGGCATGCGCACCACCGCCACCGCCACCGCCTCTTGTTACATTTGAGCCGGTAATAGTTGAAGGACTTCCTTGTCCACCAGGACCACCGATTGTTGGTGAAGGACTTGGGCTTCCACCATCGTTAATTCCTCCGCCGCCACCACCAGCAGAGCCACCAGCTCCACCTCTACCACTTCCTCCTGGATTTCCTTGAGATGGACTAACAGATGGACTATTTCCTGAACCTGCACTTACATTTCCACCATCGGAGCCACCACCTCCACCACCGTTTCCTCCAGATTTACCACCTTGATTACTATCTCTATCTCCACCACCACCCCCACCAGATGCTGTGAAACCAAAAGCACTTGAAGAACTGCCATTACTACCACTCGTATTAGGTGCACCTCCTCCGCCTCCTACTGAAACAGGATAACTCGTAGCTGAAACAGGAGTTCCTCCTGTTCCGGGATTTGGATAATTTATTCTGTATCCACCACCTCCACCAGCTCCAGCGGTACCACCTCCTCCGCCTCCTCCGCCTGCTATAATTAACCAATCTGCACTATTAGATCCGAATGCATTTCCAGCCTGACTTACAGAAAAAGTTCCAGGACTTGTAAATGTATGTATTTTATAATCTCCAGAAGTTGATGTAGATCCTCCAGATGCTACAACATACAGTGATCCTGGTTGTACTAAAATTGAAAAAGCTCTATCACTAGTAGCTCCTGATGTATTGGTGGCTCTTACTGTAAAATTAGAAGTGGTGTCAGATCCAACCTCGTTTGCCGTCCCAATAAAGGCTCCAGTAGAAGAGTTTAAAGTAAGACCAGATGGTAAGCTTCCTGATTGAATTGAATAAGTTAAGCTTCCTGTAGAAGTAGTCGCTGTAACAGGACTTAAATTACCATTTGGATCAGCTTTTTCAGCAGGCGACTGTAAAGTCCCCAATGATCCTGAAGCTGTAGCAAAAGTAATTGTTGGTGCATCAACAGTTATAGAGAAAGCCCTGTCTGCAGTCGTTCCTGAAGTATTGGTTGCTCTAACTGTAAAATTTGATGTTGTATCTGATGAAGTTGCATCAGCGCTACCTTCAAGCGCTGCTGTCGTTGAGTTTAATGTTATTCCACTCGGCAAACTTCCTGATTGAATTGAATAACTTAAAGTTCCCGTAGATGTACTAGCACCTGCAGAATCTAAATTACCAGCTGGATCTGATCTTTCGGTATCTAATAAAGTTCCTAAAGATCCTGAGGCAGTAGCAAAAGTAATTGTGGGTTGTTCTACAGTTATAGAAAAAGCTCTGTCAGAAGTGGTTCCAGAAGTATTTGTAGCTCTGACTGTAAAGCTAGACTCTGTTGTAGATGCAACAGCATTAGCTGAGCCTTCTAAGGCACCTGTACCTGAGTTTATTGTTATTCCAGAAGGTAAGCTTCCTGATTGAATTGAATAACTTAAAGTTCCCGATGATGTAGTAGCCGCCGGAGATGATAAATTACCTGCTGGATCAGATCTTTGTAAATCTGTTAGGGTTCCTAAAGATCCTGAGGCAGTAGCAAAAGTAATTGTTGGTGCTTCAACAGTTATAGAAAAAGCCCTGTCAGAAATAGTTCCTGTTTCTGTAATAATAGCTCTGACTGTAAAGTTAGAAGTTGCTTCAGATGCAACAGCACTTACAGTTCCTGTAAATGCTCCTGTAGTCGAATTTAAACCTAGTGAAGAAGGTAAACTTCCTGACTGTATAGAAAAACTTAAAGTTCCAAAAGTAGTTGTCGCTGCTGCAGAAGATAAATTTCCGTTCGGGTCACCTCTTTGAGTATCTGATAAAGTTCCTAAAGATCCTGAAGCAGTATTATAAGTTATCACAGGTGTTACAATTGGACCAGAATCTCCAGCACTTGAAACAAGCCATCCTTGGGTAGCACCTGAGTAAGTTAAAGTTAACGCTTGTCTATTTGTAGAAATACCTTGACCTGATGTTGCTCCTTCAATTTTTTCACCAGATTGAGGAACTAAAAATATTGCATTTGTATTTGCGTTCGAAATATAATCAACTACTGCAACAGATTCTCCTGCTACTCCTGTTGGTAAAGTTACAGTGACAGTATTTGAAGAACTGTCGACAAAATAACCCTCACCTGCTGCCGCATCAAAATTTGCAGTTTTGATTGAAGTTACCCAACTTATATTTCCAAAACCTGATTGAGAAGCACCATCTGCTAAAATTACTGTGTCTCCCGAAGCACCTACGGTTATATCGGTTCCTGATTGACCTATAATGTTACCACCATCTGTTGCCTTTAATGCAGCAGATTTAAGATCTCCCGATACCGTAAGATCATCAGATAAGGTTACGTTATTACTTGCATCTTCTAAAACAGATTTAGAGGCAGGACCTGTCACGAAAACATCAAGGGTCTCTCCAGAAAAATTAATTTTTGAAGTGTTGCCTGCTGAGTTACTTATAACAGTTGTTCTCTGTAAAGTTGTTGATGCCGATAAAGTTCCTAATCCAACTTCAAAATTAGCTGTTCCTGATTCTGTGATACAGTAATATGTAGTATTACTAGTTCCAATACCAGAAGCAAAAGTTAAGAAACCTTGGACAGCACCTCCAAGTGTGATATCTCCTGTTCCAGAGGTTGTACTAGTTTCTCTGACCCTATCGTTAATGACAAGTGCCATCTAAACCTCTCTTACGTTAATCTTAATATTGCTGCAGATGTTGTAAATGCAGGGAACTGAATTGTA